AATTAGGATACGTTCCTGATGGCGTGATGCCGCCGCCGTTGGTGATGCTGACTGTTTGGTCGGGTGCGCTGTTCGTGATCGTGTCGTTAGTGATGTCAATGCCTTCGCCTGCATAGAAGGTATTTCCGCCGCCGCCCGCGTTCACGTTTACCCATGCGCTACCTGTCCAATAGTATATTGTATTCGCCCCGTTGATTACAAAGTGCGACTGATGTGCGGCAGGTGTGTAAACCGGTGCAATGGAGCCTGATATTGGCGTTAACCTGTAACCTGCCGAAATCCACGATAACCCCGATAGCCTGTTTGGATTGACGTACCATTCACCTGTGACGGTGTCAATGGCCACCACATTACCGGAAACGCCCGGCGTGAACGTAGGCGCTCCGATGGTTTGCGTAATGCCGCCGGAACGGTAGATATTGTTCTGCCCGTATAGGATAGAACTGAAAATCAGGAAAAGAAATAGAAGCCTCCGTTTCATTGTTTATTGTAGTCGTTTAAGTACCCCACCGGGTAACGTAACGTGATTTGGCGCTGTTATGTAGAAGTCGCCGACCGATAACCCGCCCGTGACTGCTGATTCATCGCTATCGTACTCCGGTAGCGTATGAGTGTAATTATTCAGAAATTGCGCGAGTGTTCGCCATGACGTGTCAAAGTCAACTGATGAATCCTTCACAATAATCTGTCCGGCTGTGCCGCCCTCAGGAACCCCCGCCCCTGGTTGTGATACAGGAAATTGTACGGTAATATTCGCAGGCGATAATGTTACTTGAATGTCTGACATTATGCCGTGATTTTATCAATAAGCGTGATATGGCCGCGAAAGAACACATATACAACACTTGTTGCAAGTGTAACCTTCAAGTCCATCGAAAGCACGTTATCAAGCGGCAATGTTCCTGTACCAACTGCCTCCGGTGAAATAGTCATAACACCGGAGGCTGCGTTAGTCAGTACAATACCTTGTCCTGCTGTGGTTGATAACGTCATAAGCACAGTACCGGATGCGTTCTTGATCTGCATTGATGCGGATGCACCTGTCAGGTCAATCGCTGTACCGGCGGAATCTACGGCGGTCACGGTGAAGGGAATCGTCCGCGAACGATACCACTTCATTGCCACATAACCGGGCCGTAAATCTAATTCCTGTGCGTCAGTCGTCATTTTCGTCTGATTTCCTTGTTTGGCGTTGCAGGTGTAGCGCGTTCAATCTTTTCGATTTCAAGCGATACCGCAAGACCTGAACGTACCAATTCTTTAGCACGATTTTCCGGCGCGTCCACTTCTGCACCTTTGCCGTAACTGAAAGACGGGCCGCCATTCGGGTCATTGCCTACAAGTGATTCAAGAATCCTGATTTTCATGCTTAAGAAGCGGCTGTTATCAGGTGTTTTACGGCGGCGGTGTTGACCAGTTCACCGTCAAAGCGCATCCATGCCTGGAATCCTACAAGACCGTACTCGCTGTACAGTTCGTCGCGGCGGGCAATGATCATGTCCTGAGCGATGCGGACGATATACTTGCTGAAGTCGCCGCACAGAATCAGTTTGGACGATGCGTTGATACTGCTGTCCATTGCCTGATTAATCCAGTAGCGACTTCCGTCAATCGTGTCAGGCTGACCGGCGGCGTATGAAGGTTGCCACAGCGGACGAGCGTCTGAAGTTCCAACTTGCAGTTTTTTGAGGTACGCAAGTACCGCATCATTGAACATAAAACCGAAGTTCGGGCCGTTGCGGTACGCTGGATCAATGCTGTGCTTCAGGTCAATGATTTCACCAACCGTTACGGCTGTTGCGGATGCGGCTGTTTTTCCGAGCGTTGATGCCGTAACAACTCCATTAGGAGCGCCTGAACCGGAGCCGGTTGTGCAGTCGGTGTTCAATTTACGACCGAAACGAGGGGCAAACGCATTGCGCATTTCGGCCTCCACGTTGTAGGCGTTGTCTTGCAGGAGTTCGTAGGACACTTTCATCAGGGAGCCTACTTTGTAGGCGTCGAGTTCTTTGGTTCCAAAGGTCAAGTCTTGAACCGTGAACTGTGCGGCTTCGGCAATGGCAACTGCGGCAGTTGACGTGTCGTCCTCTGTCGGCCAGTACAATTTTTGTCCGGCTTCGGTGCGAAGGATGCGGCAGGCTTGCAGGATGCCGGAATAATCCAACATTGCGCGTTCAATTTCAGGCTGCCACAGGTCGGGAACGAGATAACCGCCGAGGCTGTCGGTTCCGACTACCTGATTGGAAGTTCCGCGTTTCTCTGCCTCTTTACGCAGGATATTGCGCTCTTCGTTGGTCAGGTTGGTGTTTCCGCCGCGCAGGAATTTGGTGTATGCGCTGCGGTAGTCCATTTCCGCGCCTTTGTCGGCATTCGGATTTGTAATGTCGCGACCGGCGAAGTGTTGAGCGGCTGCACGCGCTTCAAGCGCCTCGGCCTTTTCATTCGCCTGAATGGTGGCAGTCAATGCGGCTTCATCAGCCTCCATTTTTGACCACGTCTGATTTTCTTCGGTGGACATTGCACGGCCTTCTTTGGCGGCATTCAGCGCAACGGATTTCATCTGTTCGACTATCCGCGCTCTTTGGTCGTAAAGGTTTTGAATCCCTGTTACCATGTGATTTTATTTTTGTTTGAAGGAATCTGCTTTCCGGTCGAGTGCGCGGATTAGCAGTTGATATGTAGCGTCAAGTCCGGCGCTGTTCGTCTGAACGTCCGGCGTGTTTACTCGTGTGATGGTTGCGGCAATTTCATTGATGAATATAACTGCTTCGTCATGTTTCTGTATAATCATTGCGGCGGCTTCGGTGGCGATTGCTGACAGGTCAGGATTGACGGATGCAATCATGGTTAACTTGTCAGCGCATTCCTTGTAAGCGCCTACAATTTTATTTGTTTCGCCGATGACCACAGTCAGCACGTCAATCATTTCCGCTTTCGGCTCCATTTCTTCGCCGTATCCTTCGCCCCTGATTTCCTTAGACCGCTTTGCGGCGGTGGTGTCTGGATTGGCAGGATATGTAACGGGTGATGCGTCATAAACCGCACGAACGGCGGTAATTTCCCTGTAATCCTTTCCGTCTTTTATGCTCCACTTGTCACCTTTGGAGCGCCCTTGTTCATCGGTGGCAATTGAAAATGCCCAGGATGATTGGTCAATGTCGCCGCGTTTCAGCGCCTCCTTTACGTTCTGTCCGGTCGGGCTGTCGGGCAACTCTGCCATATACCACATGCCCACGTCATCAAGACCTACTTTAGCGGTTCCGGCTTTCGTGCGTCCAAGTATCAAGTTTTGATCGTGATTGAATAGAATACGCACGTCTGACAGGTCGGCATTATCAAGTGCGCCGCGTTGTATGGTTTCTGTGAACCATCCCATATTATATGGCGTATCCCATTTCAGGGCATACCCGAAAACCGTATCTTTTCCGGTATCAGATTGCCTTAACTCTATCGCGCCTACACATGAACGCAGTTCAGTTGCAGGTTGATTATTCGCCTGTTTGCGCTGTTCCTGTGCTTTCATTGTTATCTGTGGTGTTGTCCGGCGCTACGTCCGGCGTGATATTGTTCATTGCAGGGTTGTAGATTGTATCTGCGTCTGCAATCGGATTCAGGTTTTCAAGTACGCGGATCTCGTTTGGTGTCATCCATCCCGGCGAACTGACAGAACCAAGCGCACGCTGATAGTATTCAGCACGGCTTTGCGTGTCGCCCCTTAGCATTGCATCCACGTTGAAACGGAAGAACAGCCGCATTTTTTCGTTATCGAATAGTAGTTTCCGATCAAGTTCGTTTTCCCAATTTTTCAGAATAGGGCGAAGCGTGTCACGCACGAACTCCAATGACTGATGTTCGATGTTGTTGTTTGTGGCACGGTCAAGAAGTCCGCCCATGTGCATCGGAATCCGGTAGATTCGGAAAATGTCCTGAAGTGAAAGTTTCGCCGTTTCGATGAATAGGGCATCCGCCGGTTTCATCATTAGGGGTACGAACTCAAGACCGCCGTCAAGGATAGGCGTTTTTCCGGCGTTTTCGCGTCCGGTGTAACGTGCCTGCCATGCCTGCGAAAGATTCTGCTGCTGATCGGGCGACAACTTACCGGGGTGTTTTATGTAACCTGACATGAAAGCGCCGTTCTTCCATAGCGCCGCTTGCGTTTCGGTGGTGGCAATACCGAGTCCGATGTTTTCCCTAAAAATACTGATAGGCGATTTACCGACAAGTCCATCGGTTGACATTCCCTTGATGTGGATGATGTCACGCGGTCGAACAGGCGTTTCACGTTCACGCATTTGCCCGTTAACCTTGTAATCATACACACGATACCACAGATTCCCGTTGATGTCAAGTTCAGGAATTACCCAGTTAGGGTTTTCAATGATACGAAGCGCCTTTGGCCGACGGTTGCCATCCCTGATTATGTCTGCATAAAAATTGCCATGCAGAGCAAGGTGAACCATTGCGGTAGCGCGGAAATCGTATGATGTATAAAGGTCGTGAGGTTCCTGTGAAATCAAGTAGTTACGAATGTCGCCGGTTAATTGCAGTATCTGACCATTGTCGGACGTGTATAGGCCGACCGGAAGAGATGCAATTGATTCGGAAAGGATTTTCGCACAGGTGAAAACTCCGGCGTGCGCAAGTGCTGTTTCGCCGTTCACGGCAACACCTGATTTAGTCGGACGAGCGCCGAACCACCCCCATGACCATTCCGGCGTACCTAACAGGTTGGCCCGTTGGTTTTTTTGGGTAAAAACAGCCTTGATGTTATCGAAAAATCCCATGCGCTGAATTGTGGTACAAAATTCGCGCAATATGTAAGCGGCAATGTGATTTTTTGTTACCTGAATAAAAAAGCCCGACAATTGTCGGGCTAAGTGTTTTCATTTTGGAAATAACTATTAATCGCCTATTGCCCTTAAAACTCCGTAACTGCCTATCAATATCCTCAGTTCTTCTTTATAGGCATCTGAAACCGGAAGCGCCTTTATTCTGTATTCGATTTCAGAGGCCACCATTTCAGACGGCTTTCTACCGTCTAAAGGTGGGTATTTTATGATTGAATTTACAGAACCGTCATCATTTTTTTTGTGTGTAACTATTATTCGTGCCATGTGTTTCGGTGTTTTATTTTCGCTTGTTCCGGCGTTCCTGTTTTTCGTTTCTGATTCGTTTTAGGTGGCGACATTTTGCCATCTTGAATGCGTTGTAAGTAACGAACTTTGGCCTGTTGTACTCTTCGACACTTGAACGCTCTGTCCTGAAGTAAGCATCCTTGCAAGTTCGGCATTCTGTCAGTCTTATCAGAAATTCAGCATAAAAATCCGTGAATGTTCGCGGGTGATGGTATCGCCTGTGGTTCATACGAAATAGATACCGCCGGAATAGGTTTCAACAGGATTCTTAATGTATTCACCAAGTGCAATGACAGACGCAATAATGCCGTCAATTTTCAAGTTTAGGCTGTTTTTCTTCTTTCTGATTTTCAGGTTTTCGTTTTGATCGTAGTACGGTTGAACATTAGATAGCATCCACCGCATGACAGGATTCCCGCCGTGATTTATCATGCCCTGCTTTACAAGGCGCTCAAATTCCTTTGTCGGGGCTGACATATTCATAATTCCCTGAGCGAATTTATCCATCGGGAACCCGTCAGCCTCAAGCCGAGCTACCGTTTGAAATGCGTTATAGGGATCGTAGCCTATCGCTTGTATATCGTATTCGCCGCGTAATCGGTGCAGGTCGGCTATCAAGTAGTCATAATCCGTGACGTTGCCCGGTGTGATGGTAAGAAGTCCGCCATTAATCCACCTCAGCACGTCTGGAAATTCACGGCTTCGCATTTTCGCGGTTTCTTCCGGTATGTAAAAAAACGGTAGCAGTATATGCGGTTCGCCTTCATTTTCGGCAGGAAATAGCAGAACGCACGCGGTAAAGTCAGACGTTGCAGCAAAGTCAATACCGGCAAAACAGGCACGGCCTTTCAGCGCCTCTAAATTGTAACTGTTCGGGCATTTCTGCCATACCTCGTCCTGAATCCACACCTCCGAAACTCCGCAAGGTATATTCAGGTTTTTTGTCTTAAATTCAACCTCTGACCTGCCGCCTTCATTAACCGCTTTCGTGTATTCTGATTCCATGAACTCCCACGACGGGGTAATGCCGATTTGCGGATTTGACTTAATCCATGTGGTTTTATCATTCCAGTCGTCACCTTCGTCAAGTGTGTAGATTACACCGAAAAAGGTTTCGTCTGTTTTTAGGCCGCGTAAAATGTCAATGCAGTTTTGTCGCAGATGAAACCAGGGCGATTCAAAATTAAACCCTGAAGTCGTGATGATGTACGAAAGCGGATTAGACCGCGCCCCTTGTCCGGTTTCAAGTACCTTTAGCACTTCATTGGTCGGATGTGCGTGAAACTCGTCAATCACCGCAATATGCGGAGAAAGCCCGTCAAGCGTTCCGGCTTCAGCACTCAACGCCTCCATAAAACTATCCGTCCGGCTGCTAATTATCCGGTGCGCTCTGATTTCAAGTTCATCCCTGATGACCTCGCTATCATTGCGAAGTTCACGGGCCATCAGCTTCGCCGCGTTGTACACAATCTTTGCCTGATGTCGTGTCGTTGCTGCGCTGAATATCTGTGCGCCGTTTTCGCCATCAATTAACAGACCGCCCAACATGATCGCGGCGGCTTCTTCTGTCTTTCCCTGCTTTCGTGCCACCTCTACGAATGCCCGACGGAACCGCCTGCCTTTGCCGTCCGTCCGTTGCCATCCGAAAATGCAGGCCCACCGGAACGCCTGAAAATCCTGCACGTTGAACTGTTGGCCTTTCCAATTGCCTGACGTGTGGCGAACGATGGAAACGAAGCGCAGCCATCGCTCCGCTTCGTCCTCATCGAAGTAGTATTGAAAATCCGGCGTGTTCTGCCGTTTTAGGTCGTTTAATTGTCGCCGTACAGCCATACGCACATTTTCGCATACGGCTGCCTTGCCGGATACGACATTGTTCATGTATTGACTGTACAGTTCAATCATATTACCTTGCGCTTCGGTGTCAATATTTCAAGGATTGGATCTGCCTTCTTTTCTACCCTCTTTACGTGTATGCCCTGCCTTGCGCGGGGCGTAAATCCGAACTGTTCACGAAGCGGCTTAATGATTGCCTCCATTTGCTGATACACTTTCAGGTTAGGATTAGGAAATCCATCAACCTCAAGTCCATCGCTGATAATTGAAGCGTATGCCATTTTTTGCACAAGTATTGAACTGACATACGTTTCAATGCTATCAGCGTCTTGAATTGCGAGTATCCCAAAATCCCTTAGATGCCCAACTACTTCATTCCATTTTCTAAGGTGTTCGCCTTGAAAATATGCAGGAGCGGGAATATCATCTACTAATTTGACTGATGACTCAATCCGGCTGCCATGCCTGTCGGCTCTGAATGTTCCGGATGCTTTGTGCGCTTCCATGCTTTTACTTCGTTTATCGCCTCCTTTCATGGTTTCATGTTTTAGAATGGTGCATCAACACCCGGCGTTGATGGTGTTATGCCGGACATTGGATTCCTTTTTTTCCCTTTCCGTTTTTTGGCGGCGGTCTTTTTTTTGGTTGACCCTTTTTTTACTTTTGACCCTGAACTGTCTGCCATAGCTTGTCGCGTCTGATTGATTTGTTAATTGTTTTGTATTTGTCAAGTATCTGGTCAAAAACTTCCTGATTGAAGTCATACAGATACTGATTTTCTTCTATCATAATCTGCTCAATATTTCCCGAAGAGCGAAGGTTGCTACTTCCGTGAATGCAGATTTTTAGCCCGCAATGCGTTTCAATGTTTGTTATTTTGCAGTGCGTTCCGGCTGCCGCGAACTGAAACTTATTATCCTTGTCAAGGTTGTCGTGTATATATTTCACAAGGCTTCCGCGTTCATGTGCATAAAAGTACGCGCTAACTATCAGATTTAGTTCGTCAATGTAGTTTCCTTCTATCAGATTTACAAGGCTGTCAACATTTCCCTGATGTAGAGAAAGCGTTGAAATTGTCATTTTCTTGACATGCCAATTGTTTTCAGTTATTAGCGCCTCTATAAAATCACCTGCAATAAAGTTGCCTGAAATTAAGACGTAATACCTGCACCCTGTTTCAATCTGAATGTCCTTAGCCAGTTGTTCGGCATACTCATACTTTAGCGCACGCTCAGGAACTTCTTTAATTCGCGGCGGCTTTACTATTCGCGCAATTTCTTTTTTACGTCCGGCTTTGTCGAACGCTAAAACATTTATCTTGAATTGGCTTAATTCGTTCATGTCAGATTTTGGTTAGTTTGCCGTCGCGTGTGCGCGATTTGCAACGCTGAAGTTGTTGAGAATGTTAAAAACTTTGATGCCGGCCTCCCTAAAGGTCATTTATTCTGCAAAAAATACCTATTTGAGCGCCATTAATCAACTTGTTTGATTTATTTGAATTGCAAGATTGACACATAGTAACTATGTTATCAATCGTGTGACTTCCTCCTTTGCTAATTGGTATAACATGGTCAATCGTAGCCTGATTTGGTTTGTAATCTTTAGATTTTACAACCTCACATCCGCACGATTTGCATTTAAACCCATCTCTTTTGTATATAACATCAGAGTTCACTTTTTCGTATTTAACACCTGCCTTTCTTGCTCTTTCAATATGACACCTAATTATATCTTTAGTCTTAACCCTTTTCTTGTTTAAACATT